CCATTAGGAAAATATCCATAAACAAAAATAACGATATCTGGGTTTTTATTAGTTCGAACAATATATTGACCATTATTTTCTTTAATTGTTTGACATAATATTTCTAAATGTTTTTCAAGTTCTGATATTTTTGAAGGAATTCGAAAAGCAACACAATCACAATTTTTTTTGAAGGACAATTTCTTATTAGTCCTTTCTATCTTTTTTACTTTTCTAGATATTAATTTTAATTTATTTTCAAACATTTTTTCAATTTCATTATGGTATTGATAACCATCATCTAGAACTTCTTGTGTAATATATTCCGATAATGTTTTCCATTCATCTAAATCCATTTTGAAACCATTCTTCGTAATCATCTCATTTAATTTTTCTCTATACATTTTTGACATTTTATTATGTTTGATATTATTTTTGATATATTTATACTCTTTTTTATCATATTACTAAATCTTCCAAATACTCTAGAAACGAAACACTTAGATGTTATACCAAATTCAATTACAAATTTATTAATTAACTGTATTACCAAAACTTCCAAATTCACTTCAAATGCTTATTTGTGGTGATAATCAATTAAAAGAATTACCAGAATTTCAGAATTCTTTTCAATATATTTATTGTTTGACTAATCCATTTATACAATTTAATAAATATAAATACTTTGACATATTAATTTATTGATTTTTATCAATGTTTTTTTTCTAAAAAGTGTGTCGGAGACAACACAAGATTTGTTTTTGCCAACACTTTTTTCTAAAAAGTGTGTCGGAGACAACTGATAAGTGATTTTTGCCAACACTTTTTTCTGAAAAGTGTTTTCTAAAAAGTGTTTTAAAAAAAGTATTTACATAATGTAAGATGAAATCTACAAAAACAAAAAAAGAAACATCTAGAAAATCAAAATGGAAAACAATTACAAAAAATAAATATCAAAAAATGGAATATCCATATTTTAAACAAACATTAACATTAAATGAACTATTAAATTCTTTTGAAAAATTTAAACTATATAGACCAAAAATATTAATAAAAAATCCAACCAAACAACATATTAAAAAATTCAAAGGGAAAATGATTATTTTTAAAGAAGATTATTTCCAACTAGCTAATTATTATAACATCACAGATTATTTTTCTCAAGAATGTCGCGTAAAATGTCTTTATAATTTACGCAATAACAAAACACCTCTAGAATATTTTACAGAAAATAAAGATATTATATACAATCATATTTTAAAAGAAAAAGGTAAAATTGAACATTTTGATATTACTGAATATTTATGGTCAAAAACTAAATTTTGTACTTTATTTAATAATACTGTTGTTTTAAGCTTACTTAAACTTCTCAAACCTAAACGTTATTTAGACCCATCAGCAGGTTGGGGTGATAGATTAATTGGTGCGATTGCTTATGGTTGCGAATATACAGGTGTTGACCCAAGTGAATGTATGAATCCAATTTATCATAAAATTATTAAAACACTTGTTCCAGATGAAAAACAAAAAAATTATCAAATTATACAAGATGGATATGAAAAAACTAATATTAAAAATAATTATTATGATTTAGTATTTACAAGTCCTCCATTTTTCGATTTGGAAGTTTATGAACAAAAAGAAACACAATCAGTCATGTTTTTTAATTCATTAGATAAATGGATTAATGGATTTCTTTTTCCATCTATTATAAAAAGTAATTTAGCACTTGTTAAAGGTGGATATTTTGCCTTGTATGTCAATGATTTTCCGAATGTGAAATATGTTGATAGAATGGAAAAATTCATAAGAGACGAAGTTAAAGATTTACGTGATGTTGGACAAATTCATTTTTGGACAAAAGATAATCCTAGAGTAATTCGAACAATTCGTATTTGGCAAAAAATAAAATAATTTTCCATTTTATATTGATAATAAAATAAAAAATTGAAATCAAATAATATTTTATTAGTATTTTATAAAGAGTTCTTATCAATATCATAATGAAGAATGTGTTACCATATGAAGAATTCAGACCCCCATAATATTAGACTAATTCGAGCTAAATTATTATATTCCTATTCACAATTTGTATATCATCGTTTGACTAAGAATGAACGAGCACAATATCGTAAATCTATTAAATCTTTTAAGACCAATGGAAATTTAACAGTTCAAGATATGAAGAATTTATTAAAGTTATCTTCTGTAGTTAAGAAGGATTTCTTATATTGGAAGAATCAAGCAATCGAACATGACATTTATTATCAAACATTACTTAAGTTTATTAATCAAAAACCAGACCCAAATCCAAAAATTCACGATGAATCATTTTTCAATCATATTCCTGATTTTCTACGATCATAAGTTGTTTTTTATTTTTGCTAATGTTTTTTTTCCTAAAAAGTGTTTTTCTAAAAAGTGTTAATAGATTGTTTTCTTTTTATTTTTGAGTAATGAATAAACAAAATAAGCTGTTAAAATTATTATAATTAAATAAATTATTAATTCAATTAAACTACCCATACATCGACTATCTTCAAAAAAAGAAGCATTTGGATTATATTTTTTATATTCATCTTTCCAAGGATCTTGATAATAATTTTGATAATTTTCAATTTGATGTGAAACATTACCACCTGATAAATTTATAACTAAATTACCCGCTTTTTCTAGAGCCATGTCTAGATATGAAGACCATAACGGAGTTGAATCCATATATAATTTTTCAATTTGTTTATTATTTAGTGTTTTATTTTTTTGATAATTATGTCCTAATTTTTTAATTGATTGATAATATTCTAAAAGAATACCTAGAGCAAACATTGACATTATTGTATTATCTCTTTCTCTAACTTGGTCAAAATTACTACTATGAATCCATTGTCCATTTGAAGCTTGATGTTTTATTAAACATTCAATAAAACTATTAATATCTTTTATGTCAATTAGTTTATCTTCTTTTAATAAATAAATTATATACAATGAATATACTTTTATTAAATCTAAATATTGTGGATCATATTCCCTTTTATTTTCAAAAATTGCGATTAATTGTTGAACAACTTCTTTTTTAAATTCTGGACGAATTTTATATCCTCTTTCAATAAGACCATAAATAGCTAATCCAACATTAACAGATTTAATTTGATTTTGACTAAAAATATCTAGAATAGGCATTAAATGACTCATTTTATTAAAATATCCTGATTTCAAATATTTTTCAAGTTGTGATTGATATTCTAGAGATTTATATCTTAATTTATTTTGAAAATAAATTTCTTGAAGAAAATCTGTACTAAAAATATCTTCATCTTCACTTGTTTGATACCAACTATTTTTATGTTTTTGTGATAATTTATATGTGATTTTTGTTAATCGTGTATCTTTATAATCTGAACCATTAAAATTAAAATCAACACCATAATAATTTTGAAAGAATAATAAAAACATTGAAACTCCACCATCATATGTATCATATGTTTTATGTTGGCTAATATAATGTTTTCGATAATTTCTTAAATATTTTGTTCCATTTGCGATTGATTTTTTTAATTTCTCTAAATCTACAAACATTATTATATTATTTTTTGATGTATTATTTTTTGATGTATTATTTTTTGATGTATTATTTTTTGATGTATTATTTTTTGATGAGAAAAGTATTTAACAATATTTTAATATCTAAATAATTAAAACATATTATAAAACAATAATGAAAAAAATGATTAAAACTGAACAAATAGAAACATATTTTACACATTATAATGGTGATAGACCATTTAAAATAATAATTAGAACACCAGATAAAAAAGACAAAAATAATAAAAATATTGAAATTTATAAAAAAATAGGTTTTAATTCTGATTCTCCAGAACAAAGATATGAACATAAATTTATATATGATACAATTCCAATTCTAAAATTTTCAAATTTTAAAAATACTGACATATTTATTGGAAAAAGCACTCGAAATAAACTAACACAAAAAAGTGGTGGATATGGTAAAAAATATAAAGGAAATACCATATTAATTTGTGTTGGCGAATTAAAATATATTTATGTATGTGATAAAATAATTGAATTTACCTCATTTTCATATATTAGATATTATGATTCTTCAATTGGAAATAATAATATTCCATATCCATATGCTGTAGATAAAAATAATAATTATTATTTAATTACCGAAGATGTTGTAATTTATAACAAAAATAAAGTTTATGATTGTTTTTATGAATATCTTGTAGATAATAATATTCTAGACTTATTGTTAATCCCATATCGTTATTATTATAATTTAATAAATATTATAAAATTTAATATTGAAAATGAATATCATATAAAATCTTTCATGATCGGTGATGAAATATATTCATTTACCTATCATCCTAACCCCGAAAAAGAATATGAAAGATTAATTAGAATTAATAATCATAGTAATAATCATGGTAATAATCATACTGATAAAATGATAATTGAATTTACGGATGGTAAAAAAGTAGAATTGGATAAGAAAACATATATAAAAATAATTAAAACTTATGGAAAAATGAATGATTTCAAACCTATAAAAAATAAAATAATAAAACATGTCTAGAATTGATTTGTAAAAATATATCAATATTATAAAAATGACGGATGAACTACATAAACAATTTGATAAATCTTTAGGGGATTGTCTAGAATATATATCTGATATAGAAATCGAAAAAAACAAACTTGAAGATATATATTCTAGAAATGATTTGTCAATTATGAAAATTGGAATGCGTGAATATACTAAAGAATATATTTATAAAATTACTAGTGATTTTTGGAAACAAAGAAAACCAAATAATGATAAAATAAATTATCAATGTTCAATATGTTTGATAGAAATAACTCCAATTCATGGAACAACTGAACAACGCGAAAAAAATATTCGTCTAGATTATCTTTCTCCATGTGCTTGTAGTGGAATCAATAAATATATTCATAAAGTATGTTATCGCAATTTATTAATTCGTGGTAATTATGAATGTGGTGTTTGTAAAATGATTTATCCAACATAAACAATATAAAAACATAAACAATATAAAAACATAAACAATATAAAAACATAAAACATATATAAATTATGAGTGAATACGAGTGTTATTTTTTTAATGTCGATAAATTTATTAAAGATTATGATGAAATTACAGTATATAAATATAATTCTCTTTATATAGATATAACATCAAAAATAGAACCAGATAGTGAAATAATATATAATCATACATGTCATTCAGAAAATTGTAAAATAGCTATTAATTATAATTTAGGATGTCATTATAAATCAATGAAAAGTGATATAATTTTAGAAATATATATTTCAGAAAAAGATAATAAAGATAATTATGATATTTTTATAGAAAAATTTAAACGAGATACTTATTATACAATATGTGATATTATATATGATAAAGAATGTGATTTAGATAAATATATAATATATTTCAATTTGAATAAAAAAGAAAAAATCTCAACTATTCAAAACATAACCAACAAACATTTATTTGATATTAAACAATTCATTAGTGATAAATTTAATTCAAATTATAAAATCATAAATCAATTATGTATAATTATTAATAGAGAACGAATACTTCCATATAATTATAATAAAAATATCAATATATCATTTGAGGATGAAGAAAGACAATAATAATGATATATATATTGATTATTCACCAAATCTTACTTATTTTTGTGATGATATAATTAATAACATATTTATCGCAAATGAAAGTATAAGACTGATACAAAAAATAAAAGAAGAAATTGAAAAAGATGAATTATTAGGTGAATATAAAGTAAGAGATGACAATTTAGGAATATATACATCACAAGATGATCCAATAATATCAATATCTTATAAAATATATAAACATGACTAGAACATATAAATTATTTTTTTCTATTTTATTTTAATTTATTTTAATTTATTTTAAAGTTTTCTATTAATTTTTTTCTATTAATTATAATAACTAAATTTAAAAAGAAAAAATATCATTATTTATGTATCAAAATTTATTATCAGGTGGACTTTTAAGTTTAGCTGTATCAACCGTACCAACAAAAAAGAATAGTGAATCATTTAACGATGGTGGAGAAGTAGCTGGAATGGTTATTGGGATATTAGTTGTTGTTGTTGTTGTTTGGATATTATTAATTGTTTCAAGTTATAAATTAATGGGTGGTGGTGGTGTTGGTGTCGCACATGCTGTTATGACATTACTTTTTGGTAGCTTATGGATTAGTTTATTATGGATTTACAAAGGTCTTAAGGGAGCACACTTTACAAAATAAATCTAGATAATTATATTATTTTTTAACAAAATTTTCTATTATATATATATTAAATAATATATGAACAAAGGGGTTGATACTTTTATTTATGGATTAACAATTTTATTATCTTCATTTATAGGAGTTTGTATTAGAACTTATCATACACAAACGGCATTTTATCTAACTATATCTTCATTAATATTATACATATCAAGTTTTATTATTTTATTTTCTGAAAAGAAAAATCCAATTGAATCATTTAAAGGATTAAAACCATTTTATTCTAGTTTAAATGCTATTGGAACAATTACTAGAATGATTGGTCATAGTTTATTACCTGTTTCAGTAAGTGTTCCATTATTAAATTTACAAATTGTATTCACATATATATTTAATTATATATTGAATAATTATAAATTTATATTAACTGATTATATAGCTATTCCATTAATTATTATTGGTTCATTTGTTGTAAATCTAGATAAAATATTTGGTTCAAAATCATCATCTAATAATCATAATATGTATATCTATATTATTGGACTTATTTGTATAATATTATCAACTGTTATTGGTGGATATACATTTAATGTATTTTATAATTTAGATAAGAAAGATGGAGAAATAGAAACTATCAATGTATCATATATGATGTTGGCTTTTATTGTATCAATTATGTATCCAATTGGACTTTATATTGGTAAAATTGCTTTACCTGAATTTAAATCATCTATGGTTTTAATTGCGGTAGCTATATTTTTATTAAGTATTCCTATATACATAAGATACTATTTATACACTAAAATTAATGAAACTGTCGCTATGGGTTTAAGTTCGATTAGTATTGTTTTAGGTGTTATTTTCGCAAAAATATTTCTTAAGGAATCACTAAATATTTATAAAATATTAGGTATTTTAATAATTATGATCGGAATGATTCTAGCATCATATGGAAAAGACATTATTGACAAGATTAAAATAAGATAACATAAAATTGATTCAAACAATATTTATTAAATGATATTTTGTATTATAAATGTCAAATGAAGATTATAAATTATTAAATATTGAAAATAATGATAAATTAACTTTAGAATGTGTTAAAGATGCTTATAAAAAAATGATTCGCAAATTTCATCCAGATAAAAATAATAATAGTACCCAATCATCTAATAAAACACAAATGATAATTAAAGCTTATACAAATATTATCAATTCATGGACTTGTCGCAATTTTAATTCAAATAATTTTAACAATTATAAGAAATCAGAAGAAAAAGTAAATAAGAAATCAGAAGAAAAAGTAAATAAGAAATCAGAAGAAAAAGTAAATAAGAAATCAGAAGAAAAAGTAAATAAGAAATCACAAGAGAAAGTAAATAAGAAATCAGAAGAAAAAGTTAATAAGAAATCACAAGAGAAAGTTAATAAGAAATCACAAGAGAAAGTAAATAAGAAACCAGAAGATGTGAAAGTAAATAAGAAATCAGAAGGTGTAGAAATTAGAAATTCAGTAGGTATAAATTTTGATGATATAACACAAAAATATTTTAGAAAATCGGTCTAGAATAAATAAAATTAGAGATGATAATAAAAAATATAATTATTGGTTGTGTGTTATTGTATAAAAAATATGATTAAACAAAATCATTGAACAATTATGATATATCAAAAAAATTGATTTAAATAATATATATATATTTATAAATAACAATACATAATAAATAACAGATATAATTAATCAATATAATTAATATAAAATGTTTAATTTTGGAAAAAAGAAAAAGGAACATTCACAAGATACAAAATTATATGATATTCTAGATGTTAATCCAAAAGCCACGCAAGATGAAATTAAAAAAGCATGGAAAAAGAAATCCGCACAAGTTCATCCTGACAGACATCCACCTGAAAAACGTGATGAAATGACAATAAAACAACAGGAAGTAAATCAAGCATATGAGATTTTAAAAGATCCAAAGAAACGAGAATTATATGACCAAATTGGTTTTGATGAATTAATGGAAAATAATTCTAGAGGAAATGAAGATGTTCATAGTGGATTTCCAGAAGGATTTCCCGAAGGTTTCCCTTTTGGTGGTGGATTTCCATTTGGTGGTGGATTTCCATTCAATGGAGGACAACAAAATAAAACACAATCACGTGATAGAAAAGTTAAAATTCAAATTAAATTGGAAGATATTTATAATGGTGGTGAGAAAACACTTAAAATTCAACAGAAAATTAATTGTACTAAATGTAATGGTGTAGGTGCTTCGGATCCAGATGCTATTAAAGAATGTAAAACATGTCAAGGAAATGGGAAAATTCCGAAAATTCAAAAAGTGGGACCTCATCATATGGTTCAAACAATTGTTGAATGTCATGTATGTAATGGACGCGGTAAAGAAATTGATAAATCAAAAGAATGTTCAATGTGTCATGGTAATCAATTAATTGATACAATTAAAGAAATTACGTACAATATCCCGAAAGGAATTCATGAGGGTGAATCAATTATAATTTATGGAGAAGCAAATCAAATTGCTGGAACAACACAAAAAGGTAATTTACATTTAGTAGTTGAAGAAATCCCAAGTGATACAGGACTAATTCGTAAAGGTGACCATTTATTATATGTTATGGAGATTGATTTAGCGGATGCTTTATGTGGATTTAAAAAAGTTATTAAACATTTAGATGGTCGTAAATTATTAATAGAACATAATGATATGATTCGACCGAATGACGTATATCAAATTACAGGAAAGGGTATGCCTATTAATAATAATGGAAGATTTACTGATACATATGGAGATTTAATTATTCAGTTTGAAATTAAGTTTCCAGAGAGATTAGGGAATAATGATAAATCGGTAGAAGAAAGAAAAAATTTTATTAGAATGATTTTACCAAAGAGTAAAAATTTAAAAGAAGATGATTATAAAAATGGTGAATCATATGAAGAAACTTATCTTGAAAAATTCAATCCAGATGAAAGACATAATAATCAAATGCCACAAGGATTTTCTGGATTTGAGAAGGGATTTGTTATTAATACAGATGGGGATGGAGATTGTGCTCAACAGTAATTTTAACTTATAATAATTAATAAATTATTTTATTTATATATTTATATTTCAGTAATGATATTAATTGATTATCATGACAAAATAAATGATCAATTAAAATAGGTAATTCAGGTATTATGGATATTTGATTGTTCCAACAATAAAGTTGTCTAAGTGATTTTGAAAGTTTAGGTAATGATTTTAATTGATTATAATTACAACTAATAGATTGTAGAGAATTAGGAAGTTTAGGTAATGAAGTTAATTTATTATTATGACATCGAATATCTGTAATTAAAATGGGTAATTTAGGTAATTTTTTTAATTTATTATTCCAACAATGAAGTTCTTTAAGTGAATTGGGAAGTTCTGGTAATACTATCAATTCATTTGAATTACATGTTATTTTTATTAGGGATTTTGGAAGTTTAGGTAATGAAGTTAATTTGTTATATTGACAATGTAATTCTTCTAGATTAATTGGAAATTGTGGTAATTGGGTTAATGAATTATTACTTACATTTAGATGAACAATATTATTATAATTATTTATAAGTGGGATTGATATAATTTGACTAGAAAATATTTTTATTGTATGAATATTATTATCAAAATTATATTTGAAATGAACTTGACTTATCATTGTAATAAAATATTAAATGAGATAAAATTGAATTCAATTTTTGCGAATAAATATAAGTAATAATTTATACTATAAAAATTACACAATATGGATTTAAACAAAACAAATGAAAATAATTCCAATGAAAATAATTCTAATGAAAATAATTCCAATGAAAATAATTCTAGAGAACATAATTCCAGAGAAAATAAATCAAATCAAGAAGAATATGAAATTATAACTGATTTTAAGAGTCTCAATCTAATTTTTCAACATCAATTACAAAGTTTATGTTTAAATTTAGCTGACATGAGGAATTTAAACCAAAAAGAATTACTAGAAGATTTTAATTCATGTTATAAATTTACATTTAACAATTTAAACGAATTTCACTCAAAATATTTCAAACTTAAAAAAAAGAAAAATTTAAATTCAGAAAATTATTGTTTCGCTCGTAAAGCAGACCTCCAACAATGTACTCGACTAAAAAAAAATAATTGTGATTATTGTGTATCACATCAATTTAGAAGACCATTTGGAATTATTACGGATGAACTACCAGTTATTAAAATATGTGGTAAAAAAGAAATATCAGTTATTAAACATACATATCAAGGAAAAGAATATTATCTAGACCAATATGATAATTTATATATTGAAGATTCAAATAAAAATCTCCGTTTGTATGGTGTGTGGGATCCTTATAAGGATAAAATTGATGTTTCTAAATATTGGTTAAATAAAAATAATAAAAAATAATAAAAAATAATGGAAATTATAGAAGTAATTGAAGATCATACTCAAAAGGAAAATAATGATATGATAATTGAAATTGAAAAACCAAATAATCCAGAACATAAAATTAATAAAAAAAATTTTGAAATTATATTTCCAACTCAAATTCTAGAGACTCTTGAAAAAATTATTTTATCACAAAATCAAGATTTATTAAAAATTATCGGAGAAGAATCTATTATTGATTATCATAAATTTAAAGAATGTATTAATCATGATAACAAAATATTTATAGAAATTATTAACAAAAATAAATAAATAATCACAATATAAATAAGTAAAATTTAAAATATTAGATAAAATAATAATGGATGGAATAAGTCAATATTCATCATTTCGATTATGTATTGTATTAACTTTATTATTTATATATTTAATATATCATAAAAAACCTAAAATATTTGAAGAAATAATTAATCCAATAATTGGTGATGTCAAAAATTATAATAATGATAATGATGTAATTCAAATTTTAGATTTATGGAATTCAACAAAAGATTTCAGAAAACATCTGAAAAAACATAAATCTCATTTTAAAGAAATATTTAATAACATAAATATTTTTATTACACAAATTACCGATTTAAAAAGAAATCCTCATTACTCTCATCAAATTTATAATCTCGCAAATGATAATGCAAATCATATTCTAGATATGATGAGTTCATTAATTGTAATGATGACTCCATCATTTTCAAATGAAGGAAAACGAAACCAAATATTAGAAGATTATTGGAAAGATAAAATACAATTATTTTCAAATTTATTTAATCAAATTCTAGAAAACAGAAGACAAATAATAAATCTAGAATGGAAACATAATCCAAATATCGAAACTTCACCTATTCCAGATAATAATCAACCAAAACCAAATATGATCACTTCAACTGATTATTATTCAAATTTTAATTTACATTAATTTACATTAATTTACAATAAAATGATATTATTATATGTTATTTTTCTTTTTATACAGTAAGATTTTATGAATAATAATCAACAAAAAAATCAACAACAAATTAGTAATCAAAATCAACAACAAATTAGTAACCAAAATCAACAACAAATTAGTAATCAAAATCAACAACCTAGAATAACTTTTAATAATAACAATAATCAATCAAATAATGGTAATATTGGAAATAACAAACCTATTGGTAATAACAAACCAAATAATCAAAAAAATAATAATAATATTGGAAATAATAAGCTAGGAAATAATAATAATCTAGGAAATAATAATAATCTAGGAAATAATGATAATTTAGGAATTAATAATATTGTGAATAATAATAATAATCTAGAACCGTATTTAAAAACACCATCTCATAGATACAGAACAGATAATCGAAAAAAGGCTCTAATAATTGTTAATTGTCAAAATTGTTTTTTTAAAAATGGTGCTTTTGAGATGATTCCGTCAAATAATCCACAGATTGATGTTGAATTAGAAAATCAATTATTAAATAATATAAATGGTTTAATAAATCTTCATGAAGATGATGAAAACTATTTAAAAGCAGGGTTATCAGGTTCTCCAATTTTTAGTAATAATGGTGGTTATAAAAGAGATCCATTAACAGACCAATTAATACCAGATGGAACAAATGTAAGTGGTGCTCGTCGTAAATTTTATTTTGATCAAATAATTTATACACAAGTAATATATCCAACTGATCATATTGATTTTGCGAGTCATCATTATATTAGGGATGTTGCTTTGGAAAAAACTGATGAAAATAATTTGATTGATGATTCAATATTAAGACATAAACCATGGGCATATGTTAGTTCAGACAATAAAAATGAAGGCATGACACAAATGGAAGGAGGACATAAATTATTACCAGATCATTCAATTGGTGATGGTAGTGATGTAATTATTGAAAATCGAAAATGTTATAGAGGTGTTGATTTTCATCCAAAACTTAATCTAAATCCACTTTATCGTGCGAATCAATCATTTAGTCCTCAAGTATATATAAATAATCCAATTATTGTTGGTAGAGGACATATATTACCATTAGTAGCAAATACAAATTCAAGTCCTCGTTCAGCCTTTCTAGATTCAAATGAAAAAAGTACAGGTTTAGATTCTTTTTTAATAGGTAATCACATTAAAGAAGTTTATGTATGTGGATTATTTAGAGATATGATGGTTGAAACAACTATTTTAGATGGATTAAAAAATAAGTTTTTAAAATGTGTTTTGGTTTATGATGCGACATTACCATATAGATTACCTGAAGCTTATGATGGATGTAATAATAATTATTTAATTATGGGTGATGATGATTATGAATATTTAGATGGAAAAACAGATTTATTAATTCCTCCTCAAAAAACTGAATATTATGATAAAAATAAATGGATAAAAAAATTAAAAGAAATTGGTAAAAAACAATTTGAAGCTACAAATTATCGAAAAATTTTATCAGAAATAAAAGTTGGTTATAATGGTTTTATGTGTAATAATTATTCGGATGGAATTATTCAAAACTTAGATATGACTTTCCGAACATACGGAAAAAGTAGTAAAAATACTTTTTAGAAAATACTTTTTAGAAAAAAGTATCGGCAAATACTTTTTAGAAAAAAGTATCGACAAAAATCAATAAATACTTTTTAGAAAAAAGTATCGGCAAAAATCAATAAATACTTTTTAGAAAAAAGTATCGGCAAAAATCAATAAATATTTTTAGAAAAAAGTATCGGCAAAAATCAATAAATATTTTTAGAAAAAAGTATCGGCAAAAATCAATAAATACTTTTTAGAAAAAAGTATCGGCAAATACTTTTTAGAAAAAAGTATCGGCAAAAATTACATATAAAAATCACAATAGATAAATTTTTGAAAAATATGTGTATCTTTGTAATTGAATAAAATTATTATTATTACGTGGATTTTCATTAAAAAATTTAATATGTTTATACTCTTGAATATATAAATTAATTGATTTAATAATATTTAATGTAGATGAAATTTCAGGAAATACAAATAATTGGTTATAACTACAATTAATTTCTTTAAGTGATTTTGGAAGTGCTTTCAATTGAATTAATCTGTTAAATTGACAATAAAAATATTCAAGATTCGAAGGTAATTTATCTAATGTTTTTATCTTATTTAATTCACAATTTATAATTATAAGTGATTCTGGGAGATTAGGTAATGAAGTCAATTGATTATCTCCACAATAAAGTTGTTTAAGTGAATTAGGAAGGTCGGGTAAATTACGTAATTGATTAGTATCACAATAAAGTTTTACAAGTGAATTTGGAAGTTTAGGTAATGATTCTAATTTATTCATTGAACAAAACAACTCTTCAAGAGTTTCTGGTAATTGAGGTAATTTTTTTAATTTACCCTCCCTACAAAAAAGTGTTTTTAGTGATTTTGGAAGATTTGGTAATTCAAATGAATCATCACACAAATTTAACCCATTGAAATGAATTTCAATTACATCATCATAATTTTTAATTTCTTGATAACTTTTATAATTTATTGTCTTACGTGGGTTATTTGAATAAACAACTGATACAGTTGGATTCATTGTATGTAAAAATATAATTAGTATTTTTAGATTAGTTAATGAAAAACAATTTTTATAATAATAATCGTTATCTAAAATTACTAAAAACAATATAATTTGACTCAATAATTATATCTTTAATATTATATGTTTTACCATAATATTTTGAATAACCATTTTTTAATTGAATAATAGATTGAAGAATGTCTTTCTTTCGACAATATACATATATACTACCATAATTATCATCCCAAATTATTTTTATAAATAAATATTTATTTAATAGTAATCTCATATTGTGAAACTTTATATTATAAACTTTATATTTATTAACTATAATCAATTTTTATAATATTGAACAACAATATTTTTCAATAATAATGTTTTTATAGTTATCTGATTTATTATTATTTTTGTTATTTTTATTTAATAATAATGGTAATTTTATTTTTTCTAATGATTTTGAATAAACATCATTAATAATTAATTGTAATACTTTATTAACATCGTTAAATTTGGTAGCATTTATCTGATATGAATTGATTTCATTTAATTTGTATTTTTTTATAAAATTATCAATATGTTCCTTTTTAACAGAATTATTATTCATTTTGTCAAATAAATCAATCTTAGTACCTATTAAATAAATTGATGACTTATGTTGAGATTTTTGATTATCATTATAATGTCCAATTGAATAAATTAATCCCATCCAAAAATCCAAATCATTAAATGATTCAATATCATTTACATCATATACTAATAAATAAGCATCTGTACATTTAATATAACTTCTAATAATAGATACAAATCTTTTATCACCACATGTATCCCACATAGCAACTTTTATCTTTTTATTATTATTTGTAAGACCAAAATATACAGCATATTCAATACCAATTGTTGAATTATTTTTATAAAAATCATCACATCTAGATTGTGCTACATTAGTAAATGTTGTTTTTCCACTATTATTTTTTCCTAATAGTAAAATTTTTTGTTTAGCATCATAATTTTTTAATTCATCTAGAGTATCCATTTATTTTTTTAATCTAATTATTATTTTTATTTTTATTTTACATTATTTTACATTATTTTGTAAAAAACAAGAGTAAAAAAATTATAGTAAAAAAATTACAAATTATTTCTAACTATACTAATAAATACAATAATAAATATAATTAAAATATGTCATCATATATGATTTCTAGTGGTTGTAATGATTGTAGTCCAGTTAATTTCGGAAATGATCAATTTATACCATCTGATAACACAAGCACCTTTTTAACAGATAATGTTTCAAATAATATATCTAATAATACAACAAATCCATTTCAAAATAACCAACCACAACAAATGCCCCAACAACAACAAATGCCTCAACAACAACAAAAGCCAATTGTAAGTTTTAAACCACAACAACAACAATATCAATACAATTATAATCAACAACCTATACAAAATGGTGGATTTAAAGAATCAGTTTCTGGTTTTATGAAATCATCAACATTTAAAATGATGATAGCTTTATTAACAGCTATGGCGTGGAATGAATGTATTAAATATTATATTAATAACTCTCTTAAAATGGGTAATGGAAATCCAACTTATTTTATTGGTTATGGTGTTGTAGCCACAATCATTTTATTATTTATACAATAATAAATAATATAATAGGTAAGTGGAATTTATTTTTTAGCTATTTTGAATTAAATTATTTTCCATAAAATTGATTTTGATTATTAAAATTTTTTAACTATACATATTAATTATAAACAAATAATTAAACAGATAATTAAACAGATATTTAAACAGATAATTAAATCGATAAATGAAAATTAAAATTAAATATCAGTATTCGAATGAATATATAATTGTTAATTCATTAAATAATATTCCGAATTATGATAATATTACACATATAATTTGTAAAAATAATAATTTACGTTCATTACCATGTCTTCCATTAAATCTTATTAAATTAGATTGTTCGGAAAACAATTTAGTAAATTTACCGTATCTTCCATTAACTATAAATATATTAATTTGTAATTCGAATAATTTGACTTTATTACCAGAACTTCCAACAAATCTTTTTCATCTAGAATGTGATCATAATAAATTATTTTCATTACCTGATTTATCTTCAACAATTACATTTTTAGATTGTAGTAATAATTATTTATCTTCATTATCTGAACTTCCTAAAAATCTTTTAGAACTTGATTGTTCAAATAATAATATATCAGAATTACCCATACTTCCAAAAATTATTAAATGTTTATTTTGTCAAAAAAATGTTTTACAGTTATTACCAGAACTTCCCAATTCACTTCTAGAATTAGATTGTTCATCAAATAATTTAACTATTTTACCAGAACTTCCTCTCATGTTAGAATATCTAGAATGTGATGATAATAATTTAAAAAATTTAGGGGAACTTCCGAATTCAATTGAATATATTTCATGTGAATTAAATATTTTATCTGAAATTAAAAATTTTCCAATTTCACTCCAAGAATTTTATTGTTGTCGAAATCAAATAAGTTCATTACCAGAACTTCCAATTTCACTTATAAAACTTGACTGTAGTTTTAATCAATTAGATTCATTACCTAAACTTCATATTGGACTAGAAATACTATATTGTGAACATAATCAATTAACTAAATTACCAATTCTTCCAAGTTCTTTACATGAACTTATAGCAGGAGAAAATTATTTAACATTTCTACCATCTCTTCCCGATGGAATAAATAAAATTATATGTAATAATAATAATTTAAATGTATTACCAAAACTTCCTAATTCACTTGAAATATTAAATTGTGAAAATAATCAATTAACTAATTTAACACTTCCTAAAAATATTATAACTTTATTATGTTCTGGTAATGAATTAACTTCATTGCCTATACTTCCGAATTGTCTAGAATTACTAAGTTGTGATTATAATAAAATAAAAATATTTCCAGAACTTCCCAAATTCTTAATACATTTCTATTATAATAGAAAGAATCTTATCAAAAAACGTAAATATAAATATAATTATTTACAATTTATAATTTACAATTTATAATTTACAATTTATAATTTATTTTTTAATTTTATTTCTATAAATGAAGAAATTTCTATGTTAATTATAAAACAAAAAATCAGATACTAAGATAATATTTTTAAATGTCTGATACTAACAATAATAATTTAAAATTTTATGACAGTAATGATTTTCCAAAACGTTTGATTGAAGTTGTTGCCAAATGTATTATAATTACACTAGAGGAAGAAAATCCAAAGGAAGCATTACATAATATTATTGAAGAAGTTGTTAACGTAACCAAAAATACAGGAGGTATTATTATTGAAATTATTCAAAAT